CTTTATGGTCAGCCTGGGAGGATCAATCGCCTCTGGCAGTGATTTGATGGGGAATCTCGGCGTGCATTATCGCTTTGGCGGCGACAGCGTGCGGGTGAACAAAACGGAACTTACTCAGCAGGTAAGCACTCTCACCGCTGAAAACCGGGATCTGTCAGCAAAATTGGCTTCTTCCAACTCAAAGCTGGAAGCCGCTACGTCAAAGATTGACTCTCTGATGGAAAGGATCCACGCTATCGAAGCCAAACTTAATATGAAGTAAGCAAAGCTCAAGGAGAGGGGGCTTGCCCCTTCTCCTTTCGTCACCATATAATGTATATGGTCTTGTGAAGGCCACTGTGGTTCGCATGTGGGCACCAGCTCTCCCCTTGTAAGACTGGCACGGCCTAATAAGAGGCCAAGATGCAAGAGAACTGTGCGCGCCCCTTGAGGAAACTCGGGGGCGCCTTTTTATGAAATCAAAAGGGAGGCGCCCAGTTGACTACAATTTTTAGTCAACTGAAGTTAGCAGCGGCTGACGGTAAAAAATATACGATGTTACTGCACAAAAGCAAATTCTGCGCATTATCCAATTCGTTCACTCTCCCACCCACCCTTTTTGTTTATTTGATTGCAGTTACTGGGCTTTTGGTCTTCTCCCTGCTTCTTCCTGCAGCCATGGGATTCGCCCACGGCAAACCATCAATCGTTGAGGCATGGGACTGGAAAAATATCCTGTTTGTGGTGCTGATTTTCTTTGCCCTCAGTCAGTACAGAATCACGCGCTGGTTCGTAGCTCTTCCTCTTATTCTGATTTTCGGGCTCTATATGCCGGCAGGTTTGCTTTACGGGAAACCCAGCCTCATCGTTTCAATAGCCGTTTTGCAGACCAATCCCGCAGAAGCAGGTGAATTTCTCACGAACATCCCTTGGCAGGTTTTCGCGGGCGTCATTGGGCTTTTGGCCAGCGGTTTTATAGGTGTCTTCTACAGCTCAAAGATCAGAGTTTCAGCAAAAATCATTTTGGGTATCGGCGTGGCGTCCTTCATCATCGGGGAAATGATTTCTTTCGGAAGCGCCGTAAATTCGAAAGCAATCCAGACGGTTTACTTTTTCCGTCTCCTCAGACCCAGTGTAATTGATGGCTATGCCGCCCTAAAGGAAGAAGAAAAGCTAGGTACTCCCTCGTGGCAAATCGCTTCCGTCAAGCCTCGATATAAAACCTATGTCGTCATTATTGGTGAAAGCCAACGGCGCGATTACGCATCTGTTTACGGTTATCCACTAAATACGACTCCGTATTTAAACAACGCCAATGGCACCTTCTTCTCAAACTTTATTACCGCTGGTGGCAATACTGTTATCTCGCTGCCAAGGATGCTTTCTTACAACATTCCCGGCTCTGAGCAATACAGCAAAGATGACAATATTGTTACTCTCGCCAATGCCGCTGGCTTTGACACATGGTGGATTTCCAATCAGGGGCGTGGCGGGCCATTCGACAACCCTATTGCTCAGATCGGCATTCGAAGCCACCACACAATCTGGCTGAAGGGCAATTGGGCAGACGAAAATATAGATGACGATAATCTGCTGCCAAAAATTCAGGAGGTGCTGAAGACTAAACCGTCAGAAGATAAGCCCAGATTGATCTTTGTCCACCTGATGGGGTCGCACCCAACTTTCTGTGAACGTCTGTCCGGGCGTCCTGTTGCGTTTAATGTCGGAGACAGTGCGATGAATTGCTATCTGACTACTTACCGCACCTCCGACGCCTTCATTAAAAGGACTGTTGATCTTCTGAAAACTGAAGCCGGTGATTCATGGTCACTCTTATATTTTTCTGATCACGGGCTGTCCATGCAAGAGAAACTGGGAACCCCTTTGGGCAAAGAGCTCATGCACGGGACCGCTTTTCGTCAGAACTATGAAGTACCTTTTCTGAATATTTCTTCTGACAGCAGAGCTCACGATGTCAATCCGGCGTATAGAACAGGATTCCGTTTACTGGAGGGAATGGCCGAATGGATGGGAATCAGTGCCAGCAATATCAATCTTAAGAATAGTCCTGATTTCTGGAGCAAAACGAACGACGAAGACATCCATGTCGCAGGCAAACAGCTATACCATCAGCTGGCAAATGACCCCGCTCTGCACTTCAGTTCCCAATTATCTCAGAACCGCCAACAAAATTTGCCATATCCCCCGCCACGCATGTAGCTCTCATTGTTTCCTTATCCGCCGCTACTCTGACAGATAAGCTCGCACCTTCTCCAACCAGCTCTGCGCCTTCGCCGAGTAGGCTTTCGCATCGGGCAAGTCGCTCTTGAGCACGGTCTCCGGAATCGCGGGCTGCTTGCAGATCGCTCGCGGCTCGGGTGTCTGCTGCGTCGCGCACGCGGACAGCAACAGTCCGCACAGTGCGAGCGCTAACCATGGCTTTATCTCGTGCCGCCAGCGCCTCGGCCAGCTGTTTGCTCTGTTTCTCATAGCGTTCCTGCGCCTCCTTTTCTACCGCCCTGGTCTGCTTCTGCCAATCAGATTTAAGCTCGCTGATCTGAGATTCATACTTCTCCGCCGTCGAGGATCTTCCTCTGGAGTACCCCCAGAACGCGGACGCTATCAAAGCGCCAATGATGACACCGGCAATGACCAAATTCTTTTTTATCATTCCTGACCCTTCATACAGATCCGATACTCTTTTTCCCGCCGATTCACCAGCCCCGGGTGCTTCTTATTTTTGAAGTAGCACCAGCGCCTGATTTCGGTGCAGGCTCCTTTGTAGTCCTTGCGATTCAGCTTCTTCACGAGTGCCGAGCTACAGAATTTCTTTTGGCCGATGTTGTAGGTTAGACGGAGATAAGCGTCGAGCTCCCCTTCCGAGAGCGGCACTTTGACACAGCGGCTGATCCCTGTCTTCGCCATCTCGGTATCCCGGTACAGTCTCTGGAGCGCCTGCGTCGGCTCAATAGTGTCCCCTTTCTTTACACCGGCTGTTGTCCCCCACCCGATAGTGGGGACGTCTCCTTTCACGGGGACATAGGCGGTTGAGCTATAGCCCTCGTACCCGGCGATCCCTACCAGCGTGGCGGCTGATACGGCCATTGCGGTGATCTGGTAGCGGTTCATAGAAATCCCTCCTGCCCCCTGGTATGAACGCCTTATTTTTTAAAAGCTCGCTATAATGCGATACGTAAGGTCTCTCTCCTTACGTAGGTGGTTTATGGAGTCGGTAGGCTTTCCCCGGAAGAGCACATGCTTTCCCGGGGATTTTTATAGGAATCGACCGCCAACCCAAA